GAACTTGTGCTATACAACCACTTGCCAGAAACATCGGTAAGAGAAAGTATCGGCGCAGCCCCTCCGCTGTCGTATAGGTAAACTTTCGCCCGTGCAGTTTCTCCCTCATATCCTCCCGTAGTTTGACCGTCTTGGTATTGATATACGATGTCGCCTTTTGTGAAAGATCCTGTTCCATAGACACCCCCCAAGGTAAGTTCAACCTTGTATCCGGTTTCATCGTTGATCGCATCTATTTCATTTACACCCGTATTGAATTCTTCCTCACTGTACTGGAATAGTTCACATGTCAATTGGTAAGAAAATAATTTTCCCAATTGATAAAACGGGTTTTCGTGTTCAACAAATTTGATCTCAAATAATCCACGATTAAGAGGTAAGAATAACAAATCACCTTCTAAAGGTCTTTGCATTCCTGTTTCTCTGATGAATCTTTTTCTTGATACTGTAAACTTGACACTATCACGGACTTCAAATCCAAATTTAGTGAATGTGTCTCCACCTTCAAACGCTTGTGTTGTATCCATGTACATTTCTATCATTTTGAAGGTATTGAATTTGGAATACCGAGACTCTCCAAATAAATCATCTCGCTTAACCAAACTTCTTGGAATATAATACATCTCCATACCATGAATTTTAATTGCTTCAATGGTAAGATCCTCAACCAGATTTTGTTCTGGAAGATAGTTTTGATTGTTGAGTCTGATGTATGGATTAAGTGCCATTTTATCCCATCATAAAATCTGCTGGTAGTTCGTACTTCGAAATGATTTCTTTTTCAAGATTTTCAATTTCTGTTGTTGCTTCTTGGGCTATCTCAGTTCCTCTCAAAGTAATATCACCGGGTAATTTGACTCCGCTATATTTACTGAGATTAACGCCCCATTGCTTTTTCATTAGTGCTGTTGCATACCTCTTCAACAGTCTGTCTTCATAAATTTCAGGGTAAATTCTTGGGTCTAATATTCTGTAGCACTCTATAATCAAATAAGATCCTGGTGCAACTTGCTGAGACCAATTCATGTCTATGTAAAGACGATTTTGAACTCTATTAAATCTAACACTCTTGTCTGGAGACAAATATTGTCTGAGGAGTGTGAGGTACTGTTGGGTTAGATCGTATTGAACTAAATCAATCGTTCCAAATGTATAAAGATCATTTAGTGCATATTGATATCTAATATCGAACATGCCGACCGACTGCTGAGTGAATGGGAATATTCTAGTTACACTCGTTATGAGGTTTTCGACCAAGACATCTTCATCAGTTCTACCTTCTTCAGTAGCGTCAAATATGGCATCTGCGTTTTCTAATCCGCCACCGATTTCTTTTCTATTTGTTGCCTTGAGTTCAATATATCCCCGAGTGATATCAGTAGCAGTAACCTGATATTTCAGGTATACTTTTTCAACACCATCGAAATGGTATTCGGAGAAGAAGCGGAGAGCGTCATCAAGACGATCTTCAATTTGTTCATCCGCTATGTTTATTTCGACTACGGGTGCGCCGAGTGCCCTTAGGCAGTAATCCTTCAGTTTCTCCCGTGAGTTTATCGCTGGCATTCGATGTCTCCTTCAGAGGGTATTTATCCTTTACACTAATCCTCTTCATCTGAAGTTCATCTATTCCAGAATCATTTAGGCTCTTTTTTTCAACTATGTGTTCCCATAGAGCGACTACGAGTTCATCAATGTTCGGAAATGCGTTTTTCCTACATCCAGAAGGATCAGTAATTGCATTTACTTCTTCGTTAACCTCGCTGTCTTCTTTTCGGAGCATTCCTAGGAGAGAAATAAAATCTTTCTTCCTTTGAATGTATCTCTCACCGTCTTTCCATTTTCCACTAATAGTGCTTGTTATTCCATTTGTGCGAACTACCAAAACTTCACCATTATAATTCAAAGCCTCCATACCCGACTGAGGGTTATAGTTTGGCTCAAGAATTTTAAAAACTTCAAATGGAATCTCCAACCCATCTATGAATATTTTATTGCCGATTTGTTTGAAAGATGCCATGCGTTAAACCTTAGGTGGAGAATATGTTGACTTATCTGAGAATATATTAGTTGTACTCTTTGGTCCGGATCTAGCACTCGTAGTGTTCACACTACTTGAGTCAAAATTAATGAAAGACCTTTGAGAAATTATGGTTGCGGCGGCAACATCCCTTGATGTTGCTTTAACAGAAATATCCGATGCGACCGCAGAGATTGTTGGGATCTGAGATTTCCCTCCGTAAAGACTCGGATCGTGATATGTGAAATCACATCCAGAGGCAAATATCGCATAATCTTTCGGTGAAACTCCAGGCTCATTCGGACGCAATGTTCCTGATCCCGAAACTTGTGCTGTGCCTCCTGAGTGTCCCGATGCCCCTAACCAAGAAACTGGTGCATCAGCAACTATGTTTCCAACTCTAATACTTGAGTTGAAGGCAACAAGAGCAGGCGAAGAACGAATAATGGCAGCACTATCTTTAGACGGATCATCTAAGAATACTCTTGAACTATTCGCAACTATTGCTACACCATTTCTAGCAAAAACAGTACTATCCTTTATTTCTGCTTTTGCTCCCGATGCAAGTGAAACACCAAATTCGTTTCTATTTACGATTGCTCCCTTCACAGATAAAGATCCACCATCAGATGCAATAGCAGAATAATTACCTACAAAAGATGCTTTGTTTATAACTGCTCTTCCGGTATCAGTTATATGAACCGCTGTCGGGAACCCATAAATCCCCACTCTGTCAGCAATAAACACATTACCTGCGGACTGAATTCCAACTGAATTAGATGTTATTTTACTATTCCCTTCAACATTTGTGTCAGGGTCCGCAATATTTACAATCATGATTGGTTGGAGATTGAAAGTATCTGATCCACCACCGATATAAACATTTGTGTTTCTATCTGCAACCAAGAATCCATTATCATTATTCACATGGAAAATGGTTTTCATGATTGTCATTGCTGACAATCCAGATGCTTGTCCTGCACCTGTACCAAATGTTGCCCCATAAGGAACTCCAAGTGGAGGAAGTGAAGCACCAGTTGTTGCAATCACAGTGACAGGATTGTGTGGAACTTCAAGGGTGAAACTTGAATTCTTCGATCCCCCTGTAGCCCATCCATTGAGAACGCAAGGATAAGAACCAAGTAAAGAAGTCAAGAAACCGAATGTTGCTCCCGATGCTCCGGTGTATCCACCAACCGAAGTTCCCGCAGTGTAACCTAAAGGAACAACATTTGTGAATCTCAAGTGTCTACCTTCAATGAGTGCATAATTTCCCGTTGCAACTAATGGGTTTGCGTGTCCGGTTGTACTAGCAAGACACTTCAAGTAGAAACGATTGTTTTCCGTAGCACCTGTGGCAGAATAAGCATAATCAATTCCAACTTGACTTATCGGGATTTCAACAACGGATCCAGGCCCACCGCCAATTGCTATTTTTCTCGTCCCGAATACTGAGAAGGGTTTGTCCATCTCATAGACACCGGGCAAGAAGACGAAATTCATTTGCTTTGAGTTTTCGTCTTTTCTTTCCTCAACCAGTATTAAATTGGTTGTGCTACTTATATCTCTTTCCTGATACCGAGTTGGCATAGCGAAAACAGATCTATATGAACTTTCAAGTTGTGTTAGGTCAGCAGGTTCTTGCGGATTGATTTCATTGAAATGCTGAACCCCATTGAAGAATTGAGAGAAGGGTGTGTTGTTGTTCGTTAGTCTATCTGTAAAATAATTCCAATTAGTAGGATGATTAACGGATCCCGAGAGACGAGATAGTGTAGTAGATGTTACAGGAGGAATTCTGCTGCCATCATAAATCGTGTTTTCTCCAACGAAAACTGATGTCTCAAGGAAAGCCCCTTCTGTTGCTTCGCAGGGACATGCCTCACCTGGAGGACCAGGAGGACCATTGCTGCCATTTTCACCAGGAGGACCAGGAGGTCCACCGCCGCCACCCGGTCCTGGAGGGCCGGGCGGTCCTGTTGGGCCAGTATTACCTGTATTTCCCATTGGACCGGTTGGACCAGGAAGACATTCATCTATCAAAATCCCGCCAGGATTTTTCCAACGAATAATCCAATTACAAGAAACATAAGGTGGCAAGATGCTAAACGCATCATCACTACCTGTTACTTCTGAAGATGCTAAAGTTGATTGGAATGAAGAGGCTTGTGTGGGTTGTCCTGCGGCAACATTTAAATAGTATGATCCTGCTGATGTGGTAGTAGAGGTGACTTTACTGTCGTGTGAGTGACTCGGCATTTCATCTTCTGTAAGAAGATGTGTTTGCGAACCCGCAATGTCACCACGACTAAATCCCGTTGAAGTCAATCCAACACTTGATCCTACTCCGAATATGGTTCTAGCACGAAGATCAGGAACGAAGAAATAGTCACTAGTAATTCCAGTCACTTCTCCATGTGCTAGAGATTGAACTGTAATTGTTGATACGACTCCACCGCTCAAATCACCAAAACGAGTTGATGTGTGAGCGGTTGTAGTATCTGGATGGTCATTGATATATCTAAATGTAACAGTTTTATTGGGGTCATCAATGGCAACAACATCTGCAACAACAATGCTGTCATCTGCATTCCAACTCAGTTTATATTTTGATCCGACAACAATATTGTGTATATTACTGCTTCCCGGACCCGCTGCTGGTTTATCTTCAAGTTCCTCAATGAACTTCAAACTGAGTCTATCATTAGCCGTTACTCCAGTTGAAATTGCATTTTCCAAACCAATTATCTTATATGAATCGCCTATCTTGCTATAAAGCGTAGAATATTCGCTCTTGCCTAGTGCATCACCAGCACACAACATCCAATTTTGAGGAACTTCATTTGCCTTGCCGCCCCAAGAAATTATAGAGCCGACAGGTGTGAAAAGAGAAGATCCTTCTCCACCGCCACCACCTGGTCTAGGTAATGCATTAATTACTAATCCGTTTTTATTTGCAGTTGCTACAAAAAGAGGATGATAAATTGCTGACTGATCAGTAGGTGCAGTAGGTGTCAGATAGCCCTGTGTACCACTACCAGGTGAAAGATAGTACACAAAACCATTTGTTAAACTAGTCGAACCGTCATCAATTGATATTGTAGCAGAACCAAAATCCATTTCTCCCTGGTAAACAAGAACAAATGTGTTTGCAGTAGCACTATCACGCCTGACAACCATTCCTGGCTGAAAGGAGTGGCCGACTTGCGTGATAGTGTTTCTGATGGAGCGTCCGTCACTGGATCCGCCCCCTTGAATTGGTAGTGCGCTAAATGCCATCCGTTAGTCCTTATGTAACTTGACTATTTAGACAGCAAACTACTCAGTCCACCAAGTATCACCCATTTGGCTCTGTTAACAGAGCCTCCGTGGCGAACTTGAGGTTTGCTTCAATTCTTTCTTTCTGGTCTTGCGGGAACTTACCATCATTTAAAAGTTGCATTGATGCTAGACGAGATTCACGATAATGCTCAGTCCAATATGATGAAATAGCAAATTCATCAAGGATTGCCCACTCGTAGATACCTTGACCAACAAACAAAGCACCTTCAGGATATCGAATCTTTAATGCCTGCTTGGCGAAGCGATAAGCCTGATCCCAGCGGCAGTATGTCCGACAGAGTCTAGCAGCAGCCCATAGGCTCTCTGCTCTCCAAGGGGCAGCCTGGTAGGCTTGGAAATATGTCTTGACGATTTCATCGAATGACTTGTTGAGAATTTCCATGATTCTACCCGCCTGATAGTACGAGTAGAAAACTTCTTCATTCCAACCACCAAGTTCTGCTCTCTTCAAGTATGCAGAAAGTGACTTTTCCCACTGCTGCGAATCACGGTATGACTGAGCAAGATAGAAATGATATCGGTTTAGATCCTTCTCATCGACCTTACCTGATTCAAGTGCTGCCTCAAATACTCTTGCATCTTTCTCATACTTATCAGCAGATTTAGATCTATTACCATCTTGAATTGGAGTATTGATAAATCCACGGGCAAAATCTCTAGTTGAGATCTGATCATGGCAATCAACATACTCATGAAGAATTCCACGGTAGTAGAATTTCTTGTGATTGCTTGTCAATTGTGGACGATGGTACTTAGTCTGTCCAAACATTGCAAACACATTGTAGAGATCAGCAGTTAGACCCTTCTTGAAAGTCTGTGGATCAAAGCCAGGATCGAAAACAAGAATCTCGTCTGCATCAATCATGAGGCTATAGTCGTGCCCTGTCTTTTGGGCGTACTCTAGAGCCTCGCTTCTATTCGTTCCGAAATCTGTCCAAGTGCTTTGGTGTAGTTCACCGGGGATGCCATTTCGATCAAAGAAATCCTTAATTCTTTGCTGCGTTCCGTCAGTTGAACCTGTATCAACAATAACCCAATAATCGATCACAGGAAGAACGGAAGCAAGACATCTTTCGATGACATGTGCCTCGTCCTTTACAATCATGCAAAGGTTGACCGTAGGAATTCCGCTCTTATTCGTCTTAGTTTGCGTGTTTTGAATCGTAGGCTCAAGAATCGCTGTTTCAGCCATTTTAATCTCCATTATGAACTGTTGAGTCTGAACTATTTAGCAATCGATTATGAGATGATATAAGATGTTCAAGAAATTTTCGTAATTTCTGGATAAACAGTTATCATTCCTTGAACTACTCTTTGGACATTTTCACTGCCATTCGAATGTAATTCCACATCATAAAACCAAACTCCTGCCTTTATGTTTGCAGTATTTGTTGCTGACATAGAAACTATAATATTGCCCGTAGATCCTGTTATTGATGTGGTTAAATTGACTCCCGTTGTTGACGAGTAAAATCTACGCATCTGTGAATATGCTGTATAACCTATTGAAATGTCCGTGGGAGACCCGTCACTTCCTCTTACAATATAAGAGAAAGAAAAGTCTGATCCTTGATCCATGTCTCTGTTGATCGATATTGCCATAACTTATCCTATAACCACCACTTCGGATGAATTTGGTCCTGGACTAAAAGTTGAATCTGCAATCAAATCAAAATGAGTTATTGTCTTAGATCCTTGCCAAACTCCCATGGCTGAATTAACAATTTGTGAAGATCCCCAATTAGCCGGACGGAGAGGAGTTACAACTACAGTGTAATTAGTATTAGTCATAGGCGTGGTGAATGTACATCGCACTCTTCCAATTTGACCACCAGTAGGTATACTGAATGAAAGATTCCCCGATACTATCGTACTAATAGTACTCCCATTTAATTGATATGAACCGTGTGCCTTAACACCAAATGATGTTGTTGGTGTTGGTATATCAATAGTAATATTTCCATCACTATCAGGAATTTGCCCATTAACCGTAATCTTACTGACCACATGTCCCGTAGAACCGATTTGGAAATGTCTACTGTCAAATGATGCAGCACCTGTCAGCGTATTAGAGGCTCCTGGTATATTTGGTGCACTTACTACTGTGGTAACTTTCTTCAAATTGTTATTTGAATCAAGAACAACATAAGATGACGGGCTAGTTATAGTAGCAAGTCCCTTAGGAATGTTAATGTCAACAGTTGCAGGTGTACTATCCTTTCTTGTGAAAGTGAAAACATCTTCTGCGGCATTTGGCGAAGATCCACCACCAAGAACAATACTAAATTTCCTAGTAATCGTACTTGAAGTTTCTGCACGATCAATTCTGCCTCTAATTCCAGAGGAGAACTTTACCTCATTTACATCGTCAGATGCAGTTCCCTTCCCATACATTAAAAGAGAGCAAGCATCATTAGTTGCACCAAGAGCGTTGTCATTGAAAATTGCAATGGAAGAAGTACCAATGGTTCCGCCACGAACTTTAATCGCAGCCTGACTCATAGGTGCAATAACAGTTGAAAGTGTGTTCCAAGAAGAACCAGACCAACCACTTTCAACTAGAAGATCACCATATCCATTTGATGCTTCAGAATATGGATTTCCACGAATAGACCATCTTGTATAGTTACTGATATTGTCAGAACTGATGACTCCCTTGTGAGTCAACCCACCCGATGAGAACGGATATTTCACTATACTGACATCATTAAATGTCGCACCGCCGCCAAATGAGGCTCCTGATCGAACAATCAATAGTGAAGAACCATTGTCACCTATGACGGCACCACCTGTTATGGTGAGTCTATTTGCGAATGTTGCCCCACCGTCAGATCCATCACTCAAAACATGTGCATTTGATCTAAATGTATTTCTTTGTGAGGATGTGACTGTCTGTGAACTATCGTAGCGAACATAACGATCATCATGATTATGTCCTGTAAGGATAATTGCACTAAGACCCTTCTGTGCACGAATAATCCAATGAACAGTAACATACTCTTGCATGTTATCGAATGGCTGTGCTGTACTTACCCCTAGAGGGCCACGGGCAGTAAAGTAAGTATCAACAGTACTGTCCGAAGTTGGTTGACCAAAACCAACTCCGATTTCAGCGTCTAAACCAGTATTGATAGATGCAGATGTTAGTCTATGCTCATGCGGTGGAATATTTGCAGCAGACAGAGTAACTTGATTCGTTCCACCAATATCACCGACAGAAATACTCGGTGTAAGGGAACCTGTCAGACCTTTAGTTGCACCAACAAGAATTCTACGGCGTAAGTCGGGAATAAAGAAAACGCTTGTATAACTTTCAGATGGAGTCTTTAGTCTACCTCTAATTCTAAACGAAGTTGCTCCATTGAAAGTTTCATATGCAAATGTGTTTTCGTCAAAACTTACAGTTGTTCCATTTACAGATGTAACAAATGTGTCCGATTCTCTCAGGACTCCACCTACAGTTGCCTCGACAGTAACTGCATCATTCACTAAAAGTCCACGATTCCATCCTGCAATATCTATCGGAACATTACCCCCAACATTAGGGTTATAAGAACTATTCAATGTCCCATCAGCATAGAACTTCTGCCCAATAGCGGTATGCAGTTCTGTCCACAATGATTTTTCGAGTCTTCTACCATCACATAGCAACCACCCTGATGGAATATATTCAATTTCTCCACTAAAAGGCTGTATGATCCCTACCGGCATCAGACCTTGAATATCAACAACATCACTCAGCGTTCCTGTTGCGCCTGCACCGCCTCCACTTGGAATTCCACCAAATACAGCACCAAGATAATTGTGAACATAGGCACTATCTGGACCGAGTGCAACTATAAGTGGCTTACGAATTTCACCAAGTTGGAGTTGACTTGCCCCACCATCAGGATCAGCAATCATTCCACGAACATTGTCTGCACTCAAAAAGTATGCATTTCCGGGTGCCAATGGAAGAATCGATGCGATTCTTGAAGATGCAGTACCAGTAAGACCTGATATGTATCCTTTAGTCGTAACACAGAAATTATTAGCATTCACAACTCTACTAACGATACCCAATACTTCTGCATTTTCAGGACTCGTTGCAATCGCACCAGTTATTGTTAAATTATCCGGATCAAGTCTTACAACATCACCAATTACAAAACTATGAGCAGTTACAGAGTAACACTTACCGATTGATGAATTATCGAAGTCAATCCAGCCTGGATCAATCGTTCCACTTGCTCTTGCAACAGGAATGCTGAATGGCGTTGGCATCGTAGTGCCGTGTGCACCATCTAAGAAATCGACATTCAGTCTTTGTGCAAAATGGTCTATTGCATTATCACTTTGTCCCGTTGGTCCTGTGATGTAAGGATATTGTGGACCCGATGCTCCCGACCAAATCGTGAATTTGTCTTGTTCCCCGTGATTTAAACTCTGTTTGAAAGAGAATACAAGAGGCTGCTGTGAACCCGTAGAACCGTAGTTATATCTTGTAATACCCCAATATCCATACGGAGCATCTAAAGATCCTCCTGTACCCAATCCACCGAGTCTTATTGAAGTATTTGCTCCTTCATGGCCGATGAAATGGAACTTATCATTATAATCATCTTTGTAAGCCGCAACATCTGGGTCGTAGTAACCAAATGCCTTAAATCTTGAAGAATAAATGTGTAAATCTGTGCCGCTGACACCAAGATTGGTGTCTGCCATGAATGTATTCACTACTTCTTGATATGGTCCTTGCTCATAAACCCATATGAAGTGTTTATCACTATCCGAACCACGAACTCTTATCCCCGCTTCATCCAACTCAATATCACCATAGAAATTTTCAGTAGTAGTTGGTCCAGCAATCATTGAGAAATCAAGAACAGTTCCCGTGATGCTGATACTGCCTCCCGATACAATATCATTTACTCCACCAAAAACAAAGTTATGTAATTTTAGTGTTGTAAACGATGGATAGAAATTTACTTCACTAACTTGACCACTAGTGGTGTAATCAGTTGGATTAGTCACTCCAGGATCATAATAATAGAAGGTAGCACCTTGTGCGGGGAATCCCCCATATGTTGGACCAGTGACATCGATAGCAACGATTCTATGGTATGCAAGTTCAATTACTTTATCTTCTATACGAAGATCATTTGAATCGACATTTGATGCAGTACCTTGAACACTCAAATTTCCATTTATACTGACATTACCATTGAATTGAAATCCAGGAGGCAAATAGACAGTTGGGGGCAGAATGTGCTGTGCGCTAATTCTCTTAGGAGTTCCTGCACCCGAACCAAGTCTATTATCAAGAGTATCACTGACTATAAACCAGTCGTTTATGTTCGGGAATGATGTTAGTGATCTATTTGCTACAATCGCATCTGAGAAACCCGTCACGCCGAGTGTCAACATGTTTGACACATCTATCATCGTGTGGTTTAGATAGTAATTTGGAGTTAATGTTGTACCGACACCAATTCCGGGTCCAGGCCATACTTTCAAAGTAATGACACCGTTTGTGTCACCATTCACGCAAGTTGAATTTAAAGTCAAACCACCATCAGTTTGCCCAACATTAACATCATAGATTTGTAGTGGATTTATAGCATCAATTATCTCATTTGTTCTATCGTACCATGTATGAAATGTGTCCGATAGGACTAAATTTGAAATATTAATTAGGTCGCAGTTGCCGGTACATGTGCAGGACATTATGGCTTATTCCTTAATTGATCTATGATGGAACGAAGTTCCAATACCTCTAGTTCTAGCCTATTTAGTCTATCTCTTTCGGTCTGAATCTTTCTTCTCTTCTCTTCGTATGCCTTAATGGCATCAATATCGACTGAGAGAATGGCATTGGTTTTTGTATCCCGAACCATTTTGTTATTTTTAACGGGTACTTTCATGTAGCCACCAATCTTAGATTTCTAATTCTTGGTAGAGATCTCGGATCGCTTGGTAAAGTCGATGTGCATGACGAATACATTACAATCTTTATGGCGAACGCCCTAAATTTAGAGAGTCCCAATCCGTCACTCGTATAAAGCACTTCTCTGAACTCATCAGAATTTTGTGAATATCCTGAGTCAGTAGTATTCAATTGAGTGTAACCAATACTACTAAAATCACCTTCCCCAACAGGAAGTGGTCTCACAAACACCTGAATAGATGAATCGTATGGATTACAGAGAGACATCTGAACATGAACATTTGTTGCCTCAAATCCTGGCTCAAGAGTTACTTGTTTAGTGATGTATCTTGCTTCGCTAGGTGCTGTTGCGCCCAGATTATTAGGGAACAATTCACGATTGGTAGCGACAACGAAGTTATTATTTACTTTATTTTCAACTACAAGATAGTGCGATGTTTCCACATCAAGAGAAGGAGAAACATAAGCATTTCCGATCATATTTGCTCTAACTTCTGAGAATTTACCTGTCCCCATGTTTCTCGTTGATCTTGTAGTTGGACGATTCAAATTTTTATTTGCTTGAGCAGCGATGAAAGAACCGCCAATGTCACCTAACAACCCTCTTTCACTAAATGTGGTCGAAGTGTTTGATGGTGAAATATAGTTCATATTGATTCTCATGAGATCGAACTTAGTGTCAGATCCATAAGATTCATGATTATTTTCGTATTTCACATATCCAGACTGCGGCGAGAATTTGCAAAGATATACTGAGAATTTTAAGGAATCTGTTTCTTTCTTCGAAAGACTGCCTGTATTTTGCGGCAAGAATATGCTGCGTATTGCGGGTTGTTTAGTTGCCTTTTGTATTGGGTCACCTTCACTAAGACGAATTAGATCACTACCGATAGACGCACCGAAAACAATATAATCACTACTATTCGTTGCAATAGCAATTGCATACTCTCTACCCGGAAGAAGATAAACTGGACTTGAGAAATCGAATGTTGTTTCTGTAGATCCGTCTTCCGTTGTTGTAATACTTGAAGAATACAGAGTCCTTTGTCCAAATGGCATCACCTTTGAGGGGTGTGGATATCCACTTTGGGTTGGCTTTATCATAAGAGTAATCGCAGAATTTGGATCACTATCTTTTCCTGCAAATGCAACGCCAACGGTTTTCACAAACACACCATCGGGATACTTAACAGGATCCACAAAGAAAGTCTGGCTCATTGGCTCGGTATAACCGAAGAAATCTGTAGATAATAACTCTGTCAAGTTAGACTGAATTTTATTCGACTTTGTCGATCTACGACGAACAATAGCAGAGCGAGTTGAGAGTATCTCATCTTCGGGTAAAGTATCAATACTTCCCGATGAATTGAAAATAGCGTCAGCGGCCATAGTTGTCTCAGAGACAGTATTAGTACTACTGTCGGTGATTCTGAAAACTCTACGGCCAGTTAAGAACTCATTTTCCACATCCTGACTCATAATATATTTCAGATTACTGATCTCACCCTTTTCACTTGTGATTTGTGAACCACCTGTGCAATATGCTGTGATATCAACATCATCAACAAACACATAGAATTTAGTATTTGGCTTTAGGCCATACGCATTCATTGTTATTGTTTTGTCTCGCATATAAGGAACGACATCTTTTCGGATGACTTTAGAGATAGACTTTCTCTTTATCCCTTCGGGAACACCAGACTTAAATGTGTTTCCTAAACTGAGACCTTTAGTTCCTGCAACCACTGAATTCTTCGTGTCAACAATATTTTGTTTTGTATTGACCTCATTAGCAACTTCACGACCATACCAAATTGATTCCCAATCGTTCCATTGTGTACCGAAACCATCGCCTGATTGCCAAGCATCATTTTCACCATCAACATTGACCTTTACTGATGGAGTAATTCCTGTGTCAAACCAGAAATCACAAGAAGGAGACAGCATCAGAGAGCCAAGGTAATTGAAAACATTTGATGGGTTAATTGTATATGTTCTTGTAGTGAGAGGCTGAACTATTTCTGCCTGTGTCGTATAGTTCAAAGTCACGATTCCGTCACCCGAAGTTGTCAGTCCTGAGATTTCTGATGGCCCCGTGAGCGCAAAAACCCGAGAAACAAATGGAGGACGAAGTTCATTCTTCTCAAAATCTACAGATGCAGCATACATTGAGTTGGTGACATCACCAATATTGTGTCCCTTGAATTGATCGACTAAAATACCCTTCTTAGGAATTTCAATATTGCTGTCATCGACAATCGATATGGATTTTGCCTCTTGTTCAAGAAGCGTCAATGTTGTATAGTATTCTACTGCTTCTATTCTCTTTTCCAGTTCACCGATATCACGCATCGTGTAACGCTTATTTTCCACGAATCTAATAGACACATCTTTCTTATCGAATGTATATGGATTCACCGTAACTGAGTAGAGTGTCATTGCATTCGGATCATCAGGTGGAGATTGAGCATCAAGACTCGGAACTCCACTAATTACTGAGAATGTTCTATCTCTATTCAAAACAATTTTGTCTGTTCTTGGAAGATAGTGTTGATACGAGAAAAGTTGATCGTTTGCAGCAGTATTGATTGGGAACCAAGGATAACCAACGACATTACCACTTGAACCACGATCAGGTCTAAAGTCGATCACATCTGCTAGATCATATATCTTTCCAGTTGTTCTACTAGAATATTTTGGAATATCAGAGTATGGAGAAGGATAGGAATCAACTATGAATGGTCCACGATTTCCAGATCTCTCATATCTCTTTATCGTTGCTTGGAATGGACCTGTAACTCCAGTGACTCCCGCCAATAAACTCAGTCTAGACCAATCATACAAATTATCTCTTTGTCCATTGTCAAATGTGAAGTATTGCTTTAGTTGTGTTGTTGTGTCTTTGACTCCTGTAACAGATATGATATCAAAAACATCCACTTTTCCTGCAAGATACAGAACACTGTTATTGTATTGATCTGTTGTTAATCCAGAAAATATTCCAGTAAATCCGCCAGCAGCAGTGAATCCAATGTTCTCAGTTACAATAGACTTGTTTCTACGAAGATCAGGGTAATCAAGCGCACGGACATCGATTGATGTTACGATATACACCTTTTCTCCAGATATAACTCCTGGTCCCGTTAAAGTCAGATCAAGTTCTTGGTCATTTCTTCTGTAGGCAGTCCCACCAATTGGCAATCCACTTCTAGTGAATGCCATGACATCTTCATCTGGCAAAACCGTATAGTCTTGTGGAACAGAGAATGCAACATCAGTCGCACTTGCAGTGTAATCAGTGATGTTGACAACACCTCTTGAACCATTTGATCCGACGGAGGGGAAGTTTCCTGCCCCTAGTGTCACTTCAAAGAAGCCTGCGATTGAATAATTAGCATCAGTTACTGTTTTACCTCTTGTTCCCGTTGGATATTCAAACAGAAGATTACTATTCTGTAGGTTGATTAAACCATCATTTCCAGTAACTGAAAATGCATGTGCTGTCCCCGAAGATGCGTGATGAATTCTAGTCACATCGTCAAACGATGCGGTTCCAGACATTTCAACATTGAAAAGATGTAAATTATAGACACTATTGGCAACACTATAAGGTTCTATCCAACGCAATCTTGCTGTGCCTATCTGATCTCTTGCAGCACCTGAAATGCCTCTACCAAGATAGACAAGTTGCTCGTCATCAAATGCAATTCCAGTCAAAGAACTTGCAATATTTGTAAATTGAACTCTGCAATATGGACCTAAAGATCTATTGAAATATTTGTCAGTTATTGTTCTGACATGTGCAGCATCTCTGGCTGTATTGATAGGAAGTCTTGTTATTCCTTGAGTTTCAAACTCATATCCAAAAATATATGCTTTTCCTGGTTCTAAATCTGCAAAAAGATTTGCGGTAGCACCATCACCGCTGATGCCAGGTCCATCTACCATGTTCAGTTCAAATGGACGAACTGTATAGTTTCCAGACTCGTCATATGTTCTTCTTGCTAATGTATCCTCTAGAACAGCGTAATCAGGATACTTCTCTATCTTAATTGGACTCCCATTAACTAATCGTAAAAATTCTATGAAGTCTTTTCGTGAGAAGTTGTCAGTTGCACTTGTATTTGCCGCAGTAAATCCATATTGAACTATATTGAGATCAATTTTGAATCTATCTGCGCCTGGTGCGTTGTAATTGTAAGATCCAAATGCGGGGTCATTTAGCGATGTATCTTCTTCCGCTTGAACAAATCCCTTTACGACATTTAAACCGACTCTTGTCGTAGGCGATCCGTACATTCTAACTTGAGACCCAGCAGAACCAGAAAGCGAATAAGCACCGATAGACTGTGCATCATTCAGTACAAAAAATCCTTCTGTGAAGCGAACTCCGCTATCTACAGAAACAACTAATGCCGTTCCGGTTGGAGGAACAACTCCTGATGTTGCTCCTGTAATGCTAGCGACAACATATGTTCCATTTCCTGCCGTTCCGCCAATGTAATCGCCCCAAGCAAAAGCGGTTCCGCCTTCTAAGTATTCAAAAAATACTACTGGAATATTGTCAATCGATGATGCCGTGTACCCATTCTCAGTATGAACAATTTTAGCCTTAGCCTTGCCTCCAGCAGAAATTATCGTACCGAGAAAATCAGAAACATCATTTGTTCCCGACAGCCCCGAAACACGGGCAAATCTCAAACTATTAACTGTTATCTTACCATCTAAAACCATGCTCCCTTCTTCGAAGACATGATTACCGAATCTTTCAATCTGATTCTGTAAGATTGTTTGAAGTTGGGTTAGTTCACGACCTTGAACACCAAATCCTGGTCTAAACATAATACGAAGAAACTTTTTGCTCTCGCTAAAATCATCGTAATAAGGGTCAGTATTGAATAGTTCTGGAATATATGATGGCATTTTTTACCTTACTTATTAGAAATCGATGACAAGTTTGATTTCTTCCCTCTGCTCCAAATCCCTTTGTATAGGTTTGATATTCTGTATGTATAGCACTTCTCCAGACCTATATTTAAGTTCGCCCAAGTGATTCACCGAAAGAATGGATCCACTTATGGTAACGGTGGTCCCTGATGCCCCTAAAGTGGTGTAATCGATTAATTGACCTTTAACTATATTACCCTGAACCCCTGCAAGACGAAGAACACCACTTGTTCCTCCGGTAACGGGATTCCAATCAACAATATATCCATTACCCTCTGTTGATCCTGTCAGGAAAGAGACAAAAGAATCTTTATAGAAAGTATCGTTTTCGAAACCCTCACCATAAAGTGTTAAAGAAGTGGTTAAATCGTATGTTGCGGGTGAACAGCAAACTTCTGTGTCAATTGCATAAATTTTACCTTGGCCCGTAGATCCATTAGATCCCGAGAAATATGGTTCTGTCTGAAGAACTGTTTCACCGATGTAGAATTTCCCTTTGGGATTTTCCAGTTTCAAGGTTCCATATAGAAGTGTTCCTCCAGACGCAAGCCAACTGCAAATTTCACCGGAGGCTCTCGACTGTGGAATATTTACCCTTCTATCTCCAACCCCATGTGCAAAATGCTTTCTCTTATAGTCACCACCGACAGATAAAAATTCTACATTTTCAGGTGTCAGAGTTAGATTTAATAAGTGCCTCGCCTCAGAGCCAGCAACAGTTTTCGTAACAACATCGAAAATGGTAAGTCCTGACATTGTAGCACCCGCAGCAAATGTGCCCCCACGAATATTCGTAAGAACTAATTCACTAGTCGCCGTTACACCTGAATATCCAGGACACCACTCGACTACCTTACCATAAGGCGCACCATACGCACCAGTCATCTGCATTGCAGTTGCACCAACAGTGAACGAACCGCTGAGGCCAGCCTGATTGAATTTAATTCTGACTTGCTTCTCACTCAAAATGGGATTTCTTAGAATACCAAATTGTCTAAAATCATTGTCAGTATCTACTTTGCCGTCTTCATCTCTTTCATAATTTTTAACAATCATGAATGATGCTGCACCAAGTTCACGGAGAGGATTAGCACCATGACCTCCGGGGGGCGGTATAACTGCGTGTAAAACTTTTTTCAGATCTGTATATTCAAATGGTGTGTTAGAAACTAATGTAGTTAATCCTTTAGGGATATCAAGTTCGGCAAATGTGTAGTTCTTTCCACCATCTACAATCTCAATACTTTTAATATATCTTGGTGACACAACACTACATTCCAAGTCTGTGTTTGCAGTCTCCCCAAATTTGATTTGAAAATCGGCAGTTTTTATGTCAGGGTTATTGATGTTTTCATATGCTTTACCATCACCTCTGACTGTAATTCTCGGTTGAATGCTAAAATATGATTGTTTGTTGGGATCGGATGTACCGGATAAACCTAAAACTAAAGGATCTATAAAAATTTTTGCGGAAGTTCCCTGCCATGTATAATCTTTAATCTGTCTTCTCTGTCCCTGTCCGGGTCCACCGTCAAATGAAATAATCATATCATTATAAAGAGCGGAATTAGGAGTTAACTCAGGAGCAGCAATATAAACTGTAGTTGCACCGGGAGCAGCGTTCAAGGTTACTAAATTTGCACTGGATGGAAGTATGCATGATAATGTACTAACCCAATATGCTTTTGCTGCTTCATCCATATAAGCAAATTCAATCTTGCCATCAACTGCTGAATTTTGAACTTCCCATTGCAAAAATCTATCATCATTTACACGAAGAAATTCTACAAATTCAACTGGAATATAACCTAATGCTCCAGTCCGAGATTTTGTCAAAAACTTTCTTTTGCTTTCAGGTACTTGATAGAGAAACTTCCATCTATACCCATCGGACAACTTACGAACAATCGTGTCCGTGTGAGTTGGAGGAACTGTAGAGGGATTTCCAAGATTATTATCTACACAAACATAAACCCTCTCTTCGTCTACCAAGACATAAAACCTAGCAGGCTCAACATCATCAAATAAATCTATGTCATTTCTATATGGTTGATATATCTCTCCTGGATTCCAATCTATTCGTCTAACAAGCATAGAACAATCAGATTTGTTTATTCTTTTTGCTGCTATAAGATTCCGCCAAAAGTTTGTCTCATCTTGAACGGAATCTACTGACTGTGGGGGAAAATCAGATCCTGTTATTCCCCAAGGGGTTACCTTTCCAATACAGAGAAAAAAATTCTCATCGGATAAATCACTATATTCATCCAATATAGTATCTGCTATGAAGCGTCTGTGGTTTTGACGAAATGGGTCGCAACTTGGCATGGCTATTCCTATTTAGAAAGCAAATTTGAGTTAAAACTTTGATTGTTATTGGTACGAGTATTTGTTTAGAGTTACGCTAATTGACACTTCTTATCGATGCAATTTATACATTTTATCATTTTTTGTCTAAGTTTATCTGAAATAATACGAGTTCCACCGGCGGCGTGAGGAATATTCCCCTCTGTTATGGTGCTGAGGCAAGCAAAAAGTCTCATTATGGTCATCATTTTATTCAAATTTGCAATAGAACAACATGGATTGTTGAGATCCCAATTTAAAGTGTGTTCGCCCTGTTGCGCCAAAACTGATGCATAAAATCTACGAAAACACTGAAGTATTTCCTGTAGTTTAATTTTTCTGTTGGCACGGTCGCCTGGCAGATTTGGCCCAATTGGTTCTCCAGTCTCGTCCCGTGGCCAGTCGAAATTTGTATCGCTGTATGGTATAATTTTCCAAATATCAATTTCACAGTCCCAGTCCCCCAAATATAGGTGTGGAGGGATTGTTACAGGAAAATCGTCGTTTGCATCATTATAACGGTCAAAATCTTCGGGAGACAAACTTAAATCTTCTGGTCTCCAAGACGGATTTTTGATTAAGTAGTTTTGCATCTCTGCAAGTAAAAATTGAAATGCTTGAACACTATCGTTCTGTAGGAATGGTGCAGGATCATCCACTATTTTTTGTTCTCTTAGACATGCGGGTACGAGTGTAGTCCAAATATAAACAAACATTCCAGCGCAGGGCATATCCATCGGATTTGTTCCCCCGTCTGTGGCGCAACAGTCTTGGTTTACACCAGGATCAACAGGTATATCTGGAAATACCCTTTCAAATCCATCTCCCCTTGGATCTTGATATGCCAATTTGGCTATTTGTCTTTTAATATATGATGCATTTATTTCAGCCATTTGGTGTTCCTTTAAATGAACCCGAGCGGATCTTGTGCTTGTCCAGATATACTAGAAATAATTCTGTCAATTTCCGCATCCTCAGATCCGCCACTACCGCCAAGTGAAACTGGTTCACTACAATAAAACTCAAATACCACCGTATCTGATATTCCTTGTATTCCCTTCCCATTACTATCGGTAACTTCAACCTTCAATGAATAAGGACCATCTGTCAAATTCTGGAACAGACAGTTTCTATCATTTATGTTGATAACTTTAACTTCATTCTTTGACCCTGAAAGTGTGAATCTT